TGTGCAATGGGTGACTTAGCGTATCGTGACCGCGACACGGGTGAGCGTTGGAAGTCTGACGTTATGCCGCAAATCGGAGATCGCGTGACCTACGGTAAATACGCTGGTCAGAAAATTGTTGTAAAGGGCGTGAAATTCCTTCTGCTGAATGACGATGAACTAACGTCTATTCTGCCAGAGGGCGTCGAAGTCGCCGCATATTTGGGGTAGGGCAATGTCAGAACAAGAGAAAATTCTTGAAGAAATCGAGGCCGAAATCCAAGCGGCCAAGGGTGAGCCAGAAGATTTTGAAATAGAAATCACTGACGAGCCAGAGCAAAAGCCTGAGAGGCCACAGGAGGAACCTGTGGAGGCCGCTGACGATCAGGAGCCAGACTACGGCCCCAAGGTGCAGAAGCGCATCAGCAAGCTCGTATCGCAGCGCAGGGAGGCTGAAATACAGGCGCGGCAAATACAGGAACATAACGCGCAACTGCAAAAGCGGCTAGAGCGCCTTGAGCAGGGATCGCAGCAGAACGCAGAGCAAGAGTTTAACGCGAAGTACCAGCAGACCAAGCAGGCGCTGCACAAGGCCGTGGAGGAGGGTGACACTGACGCCCAAGTTAACTTCCAAGAGCAGATAGCCGACATGAGAGCGGCAATGCGCGTTGCACAGGCCACTGATCAATATCGGCGGCAGGACGTGCAGCGACAGCAGCAACGCCAACAACAGCAGCCACAGCGCCAACAGCAGGCGCAGGGTAATCCACCGCCTGAGAAGGCAATGGGCTGGTGGCAGCAAAATAACTGGTTCAATGCCACTGGCTTTGAGCGAGAAACAGCGGCAGCACGGGCGATAGACGTGCAGCTAGATTTGGAGGGTTTCGATAAGAATAGCGACGAATATTACTCGCAACTTAACGGGCGTTTACAAAAAGTGTTTCCTGAGTTAAGATCGGGGCCAAGTCCGAAGCAAAGACCAAAAGGTAGGTCTCCAGTCGCCCCCACTACGGGCGGGTCTTCAGCTTATAAGGGCAATCGTGTGCGTATGACGCAAGAGCAACTCCGCATGGCTAGGGAACTTGGTATAAACGATGAACGTGGTCTCAAGAAATACGAAGCCGAAATTCGCCGTCAACAGAGGGAACAATAGTCATGTCTGAAAAGAGAAACTCAAGAGCCGAGCAATCACGATCATCTGTGCGGGACGAAGAAGTTCGTCCAGAAGCCGCATGGAAACCACCAGCACTGTTGGACGCACCAAAAGCCCGTCCCGGCTATGTCCAACGCTGGGTCGCAACCTCGATTCAAGGGAAGGACACCCCCGACAACGTGTATAAAAGAATGCGCGAAGGTTGGGAGCCACGCTCCGCTGACACTGTGAAAGAAAAGTTGTTTCCGACGATCAATCACGGACAGTGGACAGGATCAGTAGGGATTGAAGGCATGTTGCTATGTGAAATGCCAGAACAAAAACACGCCTCACAAAAGGCGTTCTGGCAGAATAAAAACACAGAGCAAAATGAAGCAGTCTCAGGTGAACTTGATGCGTTAGGACGGCGTAGTGGGCAAGCGTTTTATCAAGAGCGCAAGTCTGAAACCAGTCGCGGCAGGCAATTGTCTGCAATGAGCGATTAATCTTTACGCTATAGGAGCGAAACATGGCAAATGTAGACGCCGCATTCGGGTTTGTCCCGATCCGTCACATGAGCGGTAATGCGCCTCGCACAAACAAATACACCATCGCAAGTGAGCTTGCAGAGAACATCTTTAAGGGTGATCTGGTGATTGTTATCGCTGCGGGTACGCTTACACCTCACACTGCAACTGAAACCAATAACATTGGTGTGTTTGATGGGTGTTCGTACACAGCATCTGACGGGTCATATGTATACAGTGAATATTGGCCGTCAGGCACAACCGCGACAGACATTATCGCGTATGTGTATGACGATCCGTACACTGTGTTTAAAGTTCAGTCTGCTGGCACAACCGCCCAAACAAATATCGGCAACTGCGCTGATGTTGTGGCAGGCGCAGGCTCGACCATTACTGGTCAATCTGGTTTTGAAATTAGTGGAACAATGGCAGCAGGCATCGCAACCTGTAAAATCCTTGCTCTGCATGAAACTCCAGACAACGCATTCGGCGCAAATGCTGTCATGGAGGTGACCATTAATGAGCATCTTCTTGGCACCAATGTCGCTGGTATATAAGGAGGGCATGACAAATGGCAATGAATAGAGCGAGTTTTGCGAAAACTCTAGAGCCGGGTCTGAATACTCTCTTTGGACTTGAGTACGACAGCTACCCCGCCGAATACACTGCGGTCTTTGAATCAAATAGCTCTCAAAAGGCTTACGAAGAAGACGTGCTTTTGAGTGGTTTTGGACAAGCGCCAACAAAAACTGAGGGTGGAGCGGTCTCTTATGACAGCGCAAGCCAACAGTGGACTGCGCGTTATCAGCACGAAACTGTCGCCTTGGCGTTCTCAATCACTGAGGAAGCTGAAGAGGACGGTCAGTATGGTTCGCTTGCCTCGCGTTACACAAAGGCGCTGGCACGGTCTATGGCATCGACCAAAGAAATTAAGGCTGCAAACGTCTTAAACTTCTCTCAGACTGCTGGATACACTGGTGGTGACGGTCAAACTTTGTTGAGTGCATCGCACCCGACACAGAACGGCGTTCAGTCTAACGTGCTTGCCACGGCGGCTGACTTGTCCGAGACATCTCTTGAGTCGATCCTGATTAACATCAGCGACATGAAAGATGATCGTGGCCTTCGCATTGCGGCACAGGGTATGCAATTGGTTATTCCAACTGCCTATCAGTTTACCGCAGAGCGCCTGTTGGAAAGCCAGCTTCGCGTTGGTACAGCCGATAACGACATCAACGCCATTAAGGCTGGTGGTTATCTGCCCAAGGGCTATCACATCATGCGCCGTCTGACCGATCCTGATGCGTTCTTCATTACGACTGACGTTCCAGACGGTCTAAAGCACTTCACCCGTTCAGCAATGAAAAAGGGCATGGAAGGTGACTTTGAGACTGGTAACGTCCGTTACAAAGTTCGTGAGCGTTATAGCTTTGGCTTTACTGACTGGCGCGGCGTATTCGGAACCGAAGGCGCAGCATAAACAACCCAATCTTCTCTTCCTGTTGGGTCAAACTGGGGCGGTCTTCGGATCGCCCTTTTTTTATTTTAAATAAAAATGCATTTTATTTGTATCTGCCTATTGTATTCTGGACTGTATCCCTTATATCAATCATAAGCGAAACAGAGGAGAGACAAAAATGGAACTTAAAGCAGTAAAAAACGGTTGCGATTATGAGATAAAAGCCCTTCACGGCGACACATGGTTTTTGGTAGGTAAGTTTGCTGATTGTGAGTTTGGCCGTTATGTTTTTGAAACAGATGATCCAGAGTTGAACAATTATTATAATTGTCATTTTGAAGCTGCTGACGAAGTTAGCATTTACGATTTGACATCGCAGCTTCGGGTTTTTCGTTCAGCGTATGAAGAAATAGAAGCAGAAACCGAAGCAGATATGGCTGCTAATCGCTCAAATGAAGCGGCTGCTAATCGTTATTGGGAAGATCGCGGCTGGGAAGATAAGTTCATCGAAGAAGATATGGGTCGTTCTCCATTCGGTCGTTAATCAAAGCGGGGGCCACGCGCCCCCATTCAACTAGGAGGAAAAAATGAAAATTACAAAAATATATGATGGTCGGACGGTGGGAGAAATGGACGCAGGCCGTAAGTTTTTTATTCGGGCAGGGTTTTCTAAAGACGGTCACAATTATGTGGGATTTAAGGATGGTGACAAATATCGTTTTTCTCGCTTAGTTATAAATGAAAATGGCTACAAAAAGCAGTATCTTGTTCCACGCAATTCACGCCTTGAGAAAGACATGCTGAACCTAATCGACGAAAACGAAAACAAAGTCAAAGCTGGAAGTTGTGTAAAATTTTAAACTGCAACGGGGGCTACGCGCCCCTATTCAAAAATCCAAAGGAGAAAAAAATGGCAATAATCAATGTAACTGCAACGGTCAATGTGCAACGCACAAAAACAATTAAGATCAAAGTTCGGGCTAAAGACGTAAAAGATTGGTTGCGCGAGAATTATGGTACACCCAGTGAGCATGGGTATGAGTGGGATGAACCACACATACTAGAGGAGTATATGCAAGAAGAATTGGAAATGAACGAACCTGATATGTTTTCAGAAAACGATGGGGAAATAAACGAAACACTTACCGATGATTGGGTCATAGATAACGCCGAAACATAACACTAACGCCGTTAGCGTTACGAAAAGGGCTGTCTTCGGATGGCCCTTTCTTTTTGTACAGACCTGTTGTATTGTGCCGACATCCCTGACAGGTGCGCCCTGCACCTGACTTAACCCACGACAGGAGATCATCATGGGTACTACAACTTTCTCAGGCCCGATTAAATCAGGCACAATTAAAGAAACCAGTGGAACAACCGTTGGTTCTAACATGAAAAACACAGGTTTTGTTGTCCTTTCGCAAACTGCTGCGATTGATCAAACAGCAACAACAACCACCACAAATATTATTATTCCCCCAAACAGTCAGCTTATCTCAATTGATGTGACTGTGACCACAGCGTGGAGCGGTGGAGCCACAACTCTTGGCTTGGGCGGCGTTGGCGCGGCAACCACTCTGACTGCTGCTGGAGCGATCCAAGGTAATGCAGTGGGCATCGTGGCGGCAAGCCCCGGTACTGACGCAACTCGCACATCCAAGTGGCTGAACACAGGCACAGGCGATCACAGGCTGATCGTGACCACAGCAAACACTGGCAACGGTGTTGGCGCAGTTACCGTTGTTTATGCTCAAAGCAACAACGTCACGTAATTTATTGGTGGGGTTTCGGCCCCACCAGCAATTTATAGGAGGGTCAAAGTGGCTGATATTACAACATCGACTACAATCATCGACAACACACATGAATGCGTGTTTGCATTCCAATATCAATATGTCGATGGTGGCAACGAAAGCGCAGTGTCAAAAATAGACGTGTCTGCCTTGGTGGCAAGTGCGGATGGCGCAACTTGCACGGGCCTTAAAATAATTGAATGTCACTGGGTTCTAAGCGGCATAACAGTTCAAGTATTGGCAGACGCTGATACTGACATAATTGTTATGCATTTGGCAGAAGATCAGCAGGGTTATCAAAGTTTTGAGAGATTTGGTGGATTGCCTAATACCGCATCATATGGTGCAAACGGTACTGGAGACATCAAGTTTACAACAACTGGGGCTGGCGCGGCTGGTGATGCATACCAAGTGATCATCCGAGCGGTGAAGAAATATTAATTAGGGGCGCAGCATGGCGACTTCAGACACAGTAGCGTTTCGCCCAGATGTTGAAGAAATCATCGCGGAGGCTTACGAGCGGTGTGGGATCGATCCACAAACCCAAACAGGTTACAAGGCTGTGTCGGCAAGGCGCAGCCTAAACCTATTATTTAGTGAGTGGGCCAACAGAGGCATCAATTACTGGGCGGTAAAGCAACAGACGCTGACACTGGTAAACGGCCAGACAACGCCCTACACGCTGCCTGTTGGCACTATAGACATTATGGACGCCGTCATTCGGGACAGCGCAGGCACAGACACGTCTGACCAAATTATTAATCGTGTGTCGATTGCCGACTACAATCAACTGCCAAACAAAACATCTTCGGGCAAGCCAAGCCAGTATATGCTGGACAAGCAATACACGCCCCTGCTTTACATCTGGCAGATACCAAACGTCACCACATACAGCATGGTCTACTGGTCGGTAAATCAGCTTGATGACATCACGGCCAGCAATCAAGACGCTGACGTGCCATACCGCTGGAGTGATTGCATTTGCGCGGGGCTGGCAAGCAAGCTGGCGCTGAAAAACGCACCCGACAGATTTCAAATATTAAACGAAATCTACGAGAGGGCATTTACGTTTGCGGCGGCGTCAGACAATGATGGCGTCAGTCTGAGGGTTCAGCCAACTGCGCTGAATTTATCCTGATGGCAAAATACGCACGGGGCAAAAAATCTCAAGCGATTAGCGATAGAAGTGGCCTTCGGGTTCCCTATACGCAATTAAAAACAACTTGGGACGGCCTGCGCGTATCGCCAGAAGATTGGGAGCCAAAACAACCGCAGCTTACGCCTGCTAAAAATGTTGTTGATGCCACGGCCCTATTTAATCCACGGCCCGATAACGATCCCGAAAATGTCACGTTTTTCGTTGGATTTAATTACGACCCGTTTCTAGACCCAAGGCAGAGATCGGGTGTTGGGGTTCATGGCAAGGGCGGTGTTGGAAAAATATTTAACTTTGAAGTAACCAACACATCTCAGACTGGCGTGGGTGGCACGGCATCGGTTGGCAGCACGTCACTGTTTATTACGACAGACTTTGCCTCGACAGGCGTTGGTGGAGTGGGTGGTACTGGGGCAGAAGTTCCAGAGGCAGAAGAAATTGTTATTGGCACCGCTGGAGTGGGTGGTACTGGGGCAGAAGTTCCAGAGGCAGAAGAAACAGTCACAGGTGCTGGTGGCACAGCATCCGTTGGCAGCGTAGTTGCTGTTGAAGCATTTGGCTGGGGAATAGGCACATGGGGCAAAGGTGCTTGGGGTGATCAACCGGGAAGCCCACACGCCACAGGTCTGGGCGGCGTAGGTGGTGTTGGAAGCGAAGTCATCTTCCTTGAAAGTTCTTGGGGAGATGGCACTTGGGGTTCTGGGGTTTGGAACGCAAACATTCAGCCACCAACATCTGGCTCTGATGGCATAGGGGCTGTCGGTTCTTCTGGCACAGTTATTGTCACAACTTGGGGTCAAGGCGGCTATGGCGAAGGAACATGGAATTGAGGATGAATAGATGAGCTACACAACACTCAAGGCCAATATCCAAGCGTTTTTGGAGGATGACTCGACAGAGTTTGTCGCGTCTATTGACACGATCATAGCGCAGGCTGAAGAAATGGTTTTTCAGCGCCTACCAAATATGCCGTGCTTTCGCTCGACATCTGCTGCGGCCAATCTTGTGCAAGGTACGGCGTCATACACAATTCCCACGGCGAGAATGATCCGACAGGTATCAATTACCGACACAAATGTTGTGACGTATCTCGACCACAGAATTGACTCGTATATCCGCGACTATTGGCCCAATGCGGTGACACAAGGCACCCCACGCATGTACAGCACAGATAGCGCAGGAACGGCTGGCACGGTCATTACACTGGCTCCCACGCCCTCTGCGGCCTTGGCCTACAGCGTGGATTTTATCGCGCCTGAGACGGGACTGAGTAACGGCAATCCCAATACTTGGATCGACACTAACGCTTCTACAGTTTTATTGGCTGCGGCTCTGTACGAGGCTTCTGCGTTTTTAAAAGCTCCAGAGACTTTATCTCTGTATAAAACCCAGTTTGACGAAGCAGTCCAACTTACTGTACAAGAGATGCAACGCGATTACGCAGCAGAATACAACGGAGGCATATAATATGGCTATAACACAGGCGATGAGTACGCTCTTTAAAAAAGACTTGCTTCTGGGCGACCATCATCTAGACAGTGACGTAATAATGATTGCGTTGTACACAAGCAGCGCGACACTTAATGCAACAACGGATGGTTACATCACTTCTGGTCAGGTTGCCAACGGCAATGGCTACACCACTGGCGGCGTTGCATTGGCAAGCAAGGCAGTAACAGAAGACACCAACAGTGCCAGCACAACTGCTGGAAGTGGCATTTTTGATGCGGAGGACCCACAGTGGACAAGCGCAACATTCACTGCCCGTGGCGCATTGATCTACAACAAGACGCTGGGCGATGCGGCTGACCCTGCAAACTCAAGAGGAGCAATTGCCATTCTTGATTTTGGCGGTGACTTTTCTGTTTCTGGTGGTACTTTCCGCATCGTGTTTCCTGCTCCTGATCGAAACACCGCAATTGTAAGGATCGATTGAT